TGAGGCGCTGAATGCTGTTTTGGCCTTCAGTGGCGGAGCGGGCCAGCAATTCGACACCATTCTAGGCCAAATGGAGAATAGCACGGGGGCGGCTGATGAGGCATTCAAGAAAATGTCAGAAAGTCTCTCTCAGCGTTGGAACGTAGCGCTAGCGACCGCAAAAGCCGAGGGCGAGGAATACGGAGAGCTAATGGCTAAAGGGCTGGTTCCAGCCTTTGAGCTTGTTGTCGAAAACATGGATCTGTTAACAGCCGCCGCCGTTGGTTTTGGCGCTGTTAAACTTGCGCCGATGCTAGCTTCCGTTACCGTGCAGGCTTACGCAATGACAACGTCGACTCTGGCGCTAAATGCGGGGTTGGGTGCGACGGCGATAGCGGCGAATGCCGCAAGGGCTGCCTTGCTGGGTCTAACAGGTCCAATAGGGCTTGGTCTTGCTGCCGCAGGTGCAGCGCTCTACTTGATGCGTGAACGAACGGATGAAGTTAGGGACGCTACAGACAGCCTAAAAGAGATGGTCGGGGGGCTAGAAAAGGCTTACCAAGGCGCAGGAGACCAAGCCAAGCGCATAGCAGATATATCGAAGGAACTGTCTTTAACAGAAGCGGTTAAGAATGCTCGTGTCTTACAAGAAAAGTTTGAATCGTCACGTGAAAGTGCCGTAGGTTTCACTCGTGCTTTGTCTCAGCAACAAGGGGCCTCGATTATCGGTGTGTTTGGCCGAGAACTTGGTGAATTAGTTCAGAAAGCAGAAACAGGCGAGATATCTATAAAGGCGTTTAGAAAGTCTGTAGATGATCTAAGAAGAGCAAACCCAAGTTTGCAGTCAGTGGCGGAAAGCCTTCTTGAGGCCACAAAAGAGACAGAAAGCCTTGAGCGTCAAGCCCGAACAGCCGCCGCCGTCGTTAGTCTTGTTGATGAAAAGTCTCGCTCTGCTACTGTTGGCTTGAGAGGTTTTGCAGACGCTGCAGGAGATACAGGCTTGCAGCTTTCTGCTCTATCTCCCGCAGCACAATTTGCCAGTGAGGCCTTAGACGATTACTTGCAAAGCGCACACCTTAACAAATTAGGTGATAGGGATAGAGCGCTAGAACGTGAGGGTATTAGATTTAAAGAGTTGGTAAGTGAGCTTGAAGAGGCTGGCGCTAGTCAGGAAGCCCTAAACCAAGCTCGTGCGGCTTATCAGTCAAATCTTAATGTTATCAACGTCGATTTTGCCCAAAGAGCAGCTGAAAAAGAGCGTCAGGCCGTAGAAAGGATAGCTAAAGAGCGAAGCCGTGCAGCTGAAGAAGTAAAAAGGCAAAGAGAGCAGGAATTAGCAGAGGCAAAAAGCTTCCTTGATCAACTGACCGTAGCTCATTTCAACGCCACAGAAGACAGAATTGGTCTAGCCCAACACGAACACCAGAAGCAATTAGATAGGATAAACGAACTCGCCTTGTCTGAGCAAGACAAGCAAAGTTCCCGCCTCATGGCGACAGCCGTTTTCGAAAAACAGAAAACGGATATCCTGTTAGCAGAACAAAAGCGCCGTCAGCAAGCCTCTGTGGCTCTTTCTCAGCTTGATCAGACACTAGGTGGCTCTGATTCCGGTGTCGCTCAAATATGGGGTGACAAGGCTTCCCAAATTGAGGTCGTAAAGACGGCTTTAGAAGAGCGCGTTCTGACCGAACAAAGCGCCATGGAGCGTATTGTTGCGATTAATGAACATGCAGCGGAAAGACTAAGAGACTTAGAGCAGAGGCGGCAATCTGAGGCGATACAGAGTGCTGAAACAACCTTCGGCAACCTAGCTAATATCGTAAAAGGGTTCTCAGGAGAGCAAAGCGCAGCCTACAAGGCGTTGTTCGCAGTGAGCAAGGGTTTTGCAATAGCGGATTCTCTATTGAAGATCCAGCAGGCAGCAGCTCAGGTGATGGCTAACCCGACATCACTAACGCCCGCCCAGAAGTTGGCTGAATATGGGATTATAGCGGCTCAAGGAGCTTCGATTGTTTCAAATATCGCTGCCGTTTCCGGGGAAGGTTTCCGCAAGGGTGGGCACACAGGTTATGGCAACCCTGCTGATATAGCTGGGCCGGTACACAAAGAAGAATTCGTTTTGCACCAAAGGGCTACAAGAGAATACAGGCCTATTGCTGAAGCAATGAACCGTGGCGATTTCAACCCTAATGGCGGGGGTGTTGTCGTCAAGTCAACGGTTATTAACCAGGCACCGGGTGTCGTTGTTGATGAAAGCAAAGATAGCAACGGCAACATTACCTATTTGATCCGCAAGGAATTAGACGAGCGCTTACCGGGTGCTATGGCTAAGGAATTGGGCGACTCGTACAGCCCCGCCAGCCGCGCAATCATGGGGACGTTCGGAGTGAATAAGAAGGCATCATGACGCTTCCTAAGCTCGAATTTTCACCGCTAAGAACATCCTACAAGTTCAATAGAGGCCAGCATATAGGCTCTGTTGAAACGCTTGGGGGGTTTAGCCGGACAAGATCGCTTTCCGCGAGCAGGATCTACAAGATCCCGGTTACTTGGGCATCAGAAAGCGCGGGCAAGAGTGAGCAACTAGTTTCGTTTTGGAAGGATGTCCTGCTTGAGGGGCAGCTGAAATTCCGAATGGACCTATACACTGATCAATCAACGCTTTTGGAGCATGAATGTAAGTTTGTAGCGAACTCCTTTAATCCAGACCGAATTTACTGTGATGGCGCTTTCCAGCATTCGGCAATATTAGAGGTCAAGCCTTCACCGTCGCCTGGTATCTACTACAGCGACGGCACGCTTATTTGGTTTGTGCAGCATTACGACATAGACACAAAGCAAGGCTCGTTGGAAATGTGCAATTCACTTGAGGAATTGGTTGAGGCGTTGCCATGACCACCAGAGAAGAGTTTCTTTTAAACGGCGACCCTTCCGAAGTCGCTGTAGAGTGTGTCTCGCTTACTCATTCGTCTGGCCTTAATCGTCATCTGGTTCGAAATCATGATAATTGGACCGCCACATTAGAAGACGGAGTTACATCTCAGGTATTCGAGCATTATAGCTTCGACATAAAAGGAGATGCCGTCACAAGCACAGTCAACCAACCCTTGCAGTTGGCGATTGGTGATTTTGGCCAGATCATTCCTGCTGCAATTGATGCGATTAGGGAAAGTGCCAATCCTCAAGAGTACGTCAAGCTGACAATGCGCGTTTACTCGAGTGAGTACACAGACGCACCTCTGGAAGTGGTCACAAGGTACGTGACAGAAAACAACAGAGATAGAAACGGTTCTATCATGAATGCAAACGCTCTGCATCTAGACAAAAACAGAACCGGCTCAATTCAGACATTAGAGCGTTTCCCGTTTTTGAAGCAGTACGCATGACTTTAGATGATTTGTTGAACAAACAATACATCGAAGGCGAATATGTCTGTGGTGATTGGGTACATGACGCATGGGAAGCGATCACGGGGCAAAGACTGGCGCACCGTATAGAGACAATCATCACTGACCGAGTTGTGACAGCAGCAGACCGTAAAAACTGGCAGTTGCTAAAGGAGCCTCAGTCGCCCTGTATTGTCTGGTTTAGCCGCCCTAACAATGATTCACACGTTGGCATTTGGTACGAAGGCAGGGTTGGACACTTACGCCAGGCTGGGCCTGCTTGGCATGAACCCGACATAGCCGCTTTAGGCTACAGCAAAAGAAGCTACGTAATACCACGATGAAGACAATTTATGTGCTTGATAGACCTGGCGAGGAATTGCCAGAACCCTTTCACGCGCCCAAATACATTGATTTTCTAGCCGATCATTACGGCGCTCTTCCAAAGTCAGCTAGGCTATTCGAGAAAGCGCCTTCAACCGCCCAAGGCGGGAAAGATGTTACCCCTAAAACGGTTGATGATGTCTATGAATTGGAGAGCCTAGAAGGCCCCCTATATGTTGTTCATTATCCGGGTGATCCGGGGACCGTAATTGCCGCGTCAGTCATTATCTCGCTCGCCTTAGCCGCAACAGCCTACGCGCTAACTCCTTCAGCCGGGGCGGGTCAGTTTGCTAGAGCCAACCAGCAAGCGCCGTCGCCAAATGGTGAAGTTGGAGACAGAAGGAACAAACCCCGCTTAGGTGGAATGGTTCCCTATATTCTGGGCCGTGAAAAGGCTATCCCTGACCTTCTGAGTTCGTACAAGTTCTATCAGAATAATCAAGGTGTTCAGCTGTCTTATGGGTTAATCAGTGAAGGTACTTTGGCGATTGAAACCGATACGGCGAAAGAGGGCGAGACAAGAGTTAGTGATATAGGCTCCTCAGTCGAGTTTTACGGCCCAAACACGATCCCAGGCGACACGCCGCAAGCCAGTATCGGTGCTCCGATCACGGAAGCGCTAAAAGTGGCTCAGAGGGTAAAAGGCATCAATGGCCAACTTTTGGAGAGCCCAAATTCCAGGCACTTTAAAAGCGCTACTGGTGTTTCAGACATTACCTTTAAGCACCCAAATATAATCGAAATAGAAGCCTCTTCAGGAGTGGATTTTGCAAAGGTTTTCAAAGTTGGTGAGAACCTGACCTTAACAAACCAGACATTCGACAGAGGTGTTGAGTCCGGTTCGATTTCTTTGACAGGCGTCGAAGGAACGATTGAAACGTTGTTTGATTATGGCGGGCCTAGCGGAACGCTTCGATTGTTAGAGCAGAGTTGGACGTTTACTGACTCGTCTGTAATCGACAATTTCCGCGTAAGTGACAAGGTCAGCTGGACCGGATTAACAGTTCTGCAGTACACGCCGCCAGGTCCGAGTCCACCAACGTTTGACATTGATTTAAACGGTTCTGGACGAATTGATGAAATTGATGCTGATAACAACAAGTTTGTTTTTGTCTGGCTGGGTGGCAATCCTGTCAATATCGAGTACATGGACAATTTCGGATATGACCACACGACAACGGGTCTAGATATTGAAGTTCTAGATACAACAACACGAACAGTCGATGTTTCAGGTTCTTTCACCCTATCCGGTGTCACCTCTACTCAATTGACACTAGATAATCCCTCTGCTGTTCAACGTGATTGGGGGACTATACAGTACCTTGTCGGCGATAAATCGGGGTTAGAAAACTCTGAGTTCGTCACTATTCAGGACAGACCTGTAGGCCCTTATTTCGTTGATGAACCGAATGCCGATGAGTTGCTCATAAACCTCATAGCCCTAAATGGCTTGTACAAAAAAACAAGTACAAGACAATATGACCATGACGTTGACTTCAAGGTTTCGGTTACACCGGCTGACGCGAGTGGGACGGCAACCGGGGCGGCGGTAGAGACAACTATAACACTTGACGGTTCCGCAAACCTTACCAATCGAATCGCGGACAGTTTCAGATTAAGTCTTTCAGGTCGATCTCTAGTTTCTATCCAACGTGTAACCAATACGGATTATGATTACTCCGGGACGGTTGTTGATGACGTTCAATTAGAGGAAATCTACTATCTATCGCCACATAGCGTCTCTGATTTAGGCGATGTGACAACCGTTTACATCAAGACAGCGACGACAGAAACAGCGCTATCATCTGAATCGCTTCTTTTCAATGTGATGGTTACTCGCAAAATCCCGACGAGGATTAGCGGAACGACCTTTACGACGGATTTGCACGCGACAAGTCAAGTCGACGAGATAATCGCTTTTGTTGCGCAAGATCCTAAATTCGGAAGGCGTCAATTGAGTGAGTTGGACCTAGACAGCATTTATGGAGCGGTAGCCGCAGCA